GTAGTAATAGAGGATGCAAAAGTAATTGCAATAATATTTTAATGGCTAGAGTAGATATAAGACTAGATGAGCAAACAAAGGAAATGTTAAAAGAGATCGCAGAGAAAGACAGCAGAAGCATGACAAAAGAAATAGAACACTTAATAAAGATAAGGTATGAGCAGCTTAGAAAATAGGCTGCTTTTATTATGTATTAAACGTATACGAGATATACGAGATATATAAGGTTGCGCCAATTGAAAGAGTTGGAGGGGTAGCTATTGTATGGTGGGGACAATAGCACAAAACAAATATAGCAAAACTTAATTTTGAAAGGGTAATAGATGGGTAAAGTTATATATTATGATGATATATTATCTATTTTAATGATAAAAGGCAACGCGACAGGGCGTTTGAGTGATAAAGAATTTAAAATGCTAACAAAACTCAATGAGTGGATACAAAGCGATATCAGCACAGAAGTTTCGGAGGTGTAATATGAAAGTAAATATAAGGTATAAGGTAATAGATGAAGTTAAAAACGTAGAAAAGTTATTAGAAGAATGTGCGCTCAAGCACGAATGTACATATGTTGACCATAAGACGTTAAATCAAATATACGCAAGAAAGATTGACGCAGCTTACAGGGAAGGTAGTAGACAGATAGAGAGTATAACAATGGGCAATGAACAGAGAGGTGTATACTGCTATTCAAGCGAACAAGCAAAGATAGCATTAGTAGGTATACAGAACTTAGACGAACAAGCAAATATAGCGTTAACGAAAGTTGAACTATCCCAATACATAGATATGCTAATCGCTATAAGGGATCAGATGGAGTAGGAGAGTAATAAGAATGATAAGAAAAGATGATGATGAATTGACTATAGAGCAAGAACGATATGTTCAAGGTTTATATGCTGGACTATCACGAATAGAAGCATATAAGCAAAGTCACAACTGTGAGAACATGACAGATGAGACAACTGATGAACTAGCCCGTATAATGGATAACAAAAAGATTAACCATTTACTATCTAGAAGTTATAGCGAACGAGTTAGAAGAAGTGCTAAGATAACATATTAATTTAGTGAGGTGATTATAATGGCATTAAGAGTAAGAACTAATGGGAGAATATTATGTGCAGCTAAAAGCAAACCATTAGATGGAGATATCTATATTGATGATAGTGTGCATGGCTGGCTAACTAGATGCCTGGATATTTCTATAAATGTAATAGAATCATTAGGCGAAGATGAAAATGGCGAAGAAGAATGGAAACCTCAATATTTAATTTAGGAGAGTGATAAGAATGGCAGATAAACTAGCATTAACTATAAAGCAGGAAAAGTATGTTCAAGGCTTATTTGCCGGACTCTCACAGAGAGAAGCATATAAGAGGGCATATAACGCAGTAGCAATGAAGGATAATACGATAGATAAGGTAGCTTATGAATTGGCTAAAACCCCCAAGGTTGCCACTAGGCTTCAAACGCTCACAGACGAATTAAAGTCACGTAATATGCTTACCATAGAATGGGTATTGAATAACCTTAAAGATGTATCAGAGAGATGTATGCAGCAACAAGCTGTATTAGATAGAGAAGGAAATAACACTGGAGAATATAAGTTTGAGCACACCGGAGCAAATAAATCACTAGAGTTAATAGGTAAGCATTTAGGCATGTTTACAGATCGCATAGAATCCCATAATATCACCGAAACTATAGAATATACAACAGAAGATAGGCAAAAGAGGATAGCAGAGTTACAGGATAAGTTGGGATATAAGTAAAATAACCCTCATATTTGTGTTGACATATACTTTACATTGCGGTACAATGAGTGTAAGAAGCAAATATGAAGGGGGATTATTAAAATGTTTACAACAATAAGGAGTTTTTACCCAAACGGTATTGAAGGTGAATCAATGAATAACACATTTAAAGAGTTTGACGAAATTGAAAAAGCTATAAGATACGCACATAGATACGCAAAAGGATTAAGGTTTGCAGGAGTACAAGTAGAATCAGAGGACGGAACATTATTATACGAAATCACTTCCGATTACGAGGTATGCGATTATAATGACAACTAATAAAGAAAGAGCATTAAACATTCGCATAGACGATCAAGAGTATAAGCAGATACAAGACAAAGCAAAAGCATTAAACATGAAGTTAAGCGAGTATGTACGGTTTGTAGCATTAAATGCAGAGATAAAAGTAACAGTTGAGAAGTCTGAATAAGGCTTCTTTTTTATGCATAAATCACTGCATAAACACTAAAAACAGCTATAATATAGTTATGAATAGCGAAAAGCATTGGAAATACTCAATTGTTGATTGCGCAAAACCTTGATTTCGTGCAATGTGGATATTAGGAGGGTAAAAAATGGCATGTGTATGCGTGGTTTGTAGATGTCAATCTTGTAAATTAAATGGTGATGCGTGTAAAGAGGTAAAGGACATTTGTAAGAAGTGTGGTGGTAGTAATCCTCCAAAATGTGAACATGGCAAGAAAAGCCTATTAGAAGAATTATTTGGTGATATTATAGAATACTAACACTAGGAGGATATAAAATGGCTTAGAGTGGGTAAATTAATCACTTGGTACCCACTTTTTACCTTAGCGTGGGTTTTGTCGGAAATGTTGGCGCGACCCCTATTGAATTAAATAATTCTAATGTATCTATTATGGAAACAGTTGCCTTTTAACACCAGGAGGGATAAGATGGATTTAGTCAAAGGAGATATTATAATAGGTGTAGAACATCATAACTTGGACATAAAAAAAGAGATACTTAAGAAACGAAAGACAGGATATAATTGGAAGTATCTAGAAGGAAACTGGGTGTATAGGTCAGAGAATAGCAGTGATCCTTATTTTGAGTGGGGTTGGAAAAAGGTTTAGGTGATAAAATGGATAGAATAAAATTAGAACTAGAGTATATAGGGCTGCAACTCGAAGTTAAAAATATCGAAGCAATACATGAAGTATTAAAAGGTGATCTTAAAAACATATATAAATACCCTAAAGATATTCAAGATAAATATTTAGGACTGCTAGAGGAAGGGGAACTAGAACAAGCTAGAACAAACTTCTACTCATTCTGCACATATACGGATGCATCATTCTTTACGGTAAGAAAACCACACCTTAAAACTATAGCTGATGCTTTCCAGGAGATAGCAGAAGGTATAATAACAGAATTAGCGGTGAGTATGCCACCAAGAGCGGGGAAGTCTTATATAACTTCTCTTTTTTGTGCGTGGATGTTAGGCAAATATAAAGATGGTTCGGTAATGCGTAACTCTTATGCAGCAAAACTAGCTGAAAAGTTTAGTAAAGATATAAGAGATGGTATAATACCAAGTGAGAAGTATAAGAAAGTATTTCCTACTATAATTGCAAGGGGCGCTGTAGACAACTGGATGTTGAATAATAGAACACAACCTGCATACTTTTGTGCTGGTGTTGGTGGACCTATTACAGGTTTTGGATGCAAGACTATAGCGATACTTGATGATCCTATTAAAAACATAGAAGAAGCACTAAGCGAAACAGTAATTGAGAATGTATGGAATTGGTACACATCAACACATTTGTCAAGATTAGAAACAGGCTGTCCTGAAATACACATAGCTACTAGATGGACCAAGAAAGACCCGATAGGAAGATTAACAGACCCATACAGCGAAGCATATAAACCCAATATGAAAGTTATTAATATACCTGCGTTAAACGACGCAGGGGAAACGTTTTGCGAAGAAGTTAAAACAACAGCGGAGTATTTGGATATTAAGCGGATCACAGAGGAGTTTATATGGGAAGCTGAATTCATGCAATGCCCTATAGAGTCCAAGGGCTTGTTATTCCCCGTGGAATCACTTAATAGGTTTACTATCAAGGACTTAGCGACAAAGAAGCCTGACGGCATTGTAGGCTTTACAGATACGGCAGACAAAGGTGAAGATTACCTATGTAGCGTAATCGGTAAAAGGTTTGGAGAACATACCTATATAACTGATGTAATATTTACACAAGACGGTGTTGAAATAACTGAGCCTTTAGTAGCAACCCAAATAATAGACACTAAAGCAGATGTTATGGAGATAGAGTCTAATAATGGCGGATATGGATATGCAAGAAATGTAAGAGCATTGATAAGAGGTAAGAGTCCATGCTCTGTAATAACTAGAAATACAACCACTAACAAAGAAACTAGAATAATGATGTCAGCTGGGTACGTTAAGGAATACTTTTATTTCAGAAGCGACTATGAACCAGGTAGCAATTATGACAAGTATATGCGACAAATGACTTCATATATAAGGCTAGGTAAGAACAAACACGACGACGCTGCAGATTGCACAACTTTTTTGGCAGAACGCACAAAGTATAGACTGTTTGAAAAGCCAATAGAGAAAGACCCTTACGACGACCTAACACCTACAGAAAAGTACAACAAAGATATATCAAACATGACTAAGATACCAAAAGGATTTTTCGGATAGGAGGATTTAAATGAGTTACTTAATAGGAGCAACAGCAATGTTGTTCTTTTCTTTTGCCCTAACAGGAATATTCTACTTAGGATATAGGCTAGGACAACATAAAAAACCGCTTGAAATAGACATGGATAAACAAAGAGAGATAGAACGCAAGAATAAAAGTTTTGAAGCTATATTAAATTACGATATTAATACAGCAATGGGAAAAAGGAAGTGATTAGATGAGTAAATACACTGGTGATAAAGTACAAGATTGGCAGAAATACCTTGATGGCGTAAAGTTTAATAACAGATTAAAGCCTAACTATTATGACGCCGTAAATACTTCAATAGACTTCTTTAATGATAAACAATGGCGCAACCTAGAGAGCGAAGACTTTCCTGCTCCGGTATTTAACTATATCAAAAGAGTTATAACCTACTTTGTAGCCTTTATGACTTCTAGTAAGGTAAAATTGAAATTAGAACCTCTAGCCTATGCTGACGATGATAACAACCCTGACACAAACGCAAGTGAGATAGCAACAGCAGAGATAGATAACTTGTTTGAAAAATTTAAGATGGAGAATCGTTACAGAGATGCTTGTTTTGACGCTTCTATCATGGGTGATACTTGTGCGCATATGTATTTTGATAAAGAAAGGATACCGTATGGCGGTGCATTCGCAAACATAGAGGGCGAAATAGAGTTTGAACTTGTAGACGGAACAAATGTATTTTTAGGTAATGCTAATAATCCTAAAATAGACGTAAAAGTACAACCCTATGTAGGTATTAGCGGTCGTGACATGGTCGCAAACTTAATAGCAGAAGCAAAGCTATACAAAGAGCAAGACGGCGAGAATATCACGTCAGACCAAAACTACAACAATGAAGCAGGGGACAGCGCAAAGATAGAATTAGAAGCTGATGACAATGGCAAGGCTTTATATTTCTTACTATACAAATACGATCCTAAGACTAAGACAATTCATGTTACAAAATGTACAGAATCGGCATATATTTACAAAGACGTTGATACGGGCTTGTCACATTACCCTGTAGCATGGGCAAACTGGGAGAAGCAAAAGAATTGTTATCATGGTAGAGGTACTTGTTTTGGAATTATACCAACGCAGATATTTATTAATAGAATGTTTGCAAAGATAATGTTTCACTTAGATAAGACGGCATTTCCTAAAGTCATTTATAATGCAGATTTAATAAGTGGTTGGGATGATGGAGTAGGCGAAGCAATAGGCATTAAAAACATGGCACCTGGCGAAAGTGTAAATAATGTAGCAGCATACATGAACCCTGCTCAAATGTCAGCGCAGATCATAACGGTAATTGAACTAGCAATAAGATACCTTAAAGAAACATTAGGTATTAATGATAGCATGATGGGGAATGTCAACCCTGAACAGGCAAGTGGTAGAAGTATAGCGATCACAGTTAAACAGGCTAGTATACCTTTAGACAATCCGCAAAGCAATATGTATGAGTGGGTAGAGGATATCGGTAGAATCTTAATAGACATGATGGGTACTTATTACGGCTCAAGACCTATTGTAATCACCAGGGAAGGTCAGAAGGTAGTTGAAACATATGACTTTAGTGTATTTAAAAATATGTGGCTAAATGTTAGATGTGATGTAGGACCTAGTACTTATTGGTCAGAAATGGCACAAGTAGAAATGTTGAACAATTTATTAGGTATGAAAGACCCATTATTTGATATGATTACTTATCTTGAAAGTTTACCTGCAGCATATAAGAATGAAGAATTAATAGATAAGTTAAGAACTAAGATGGATGAAATGCAACAAGCGCAAGCACAGCAACAAGCACAACAACAACAAAAACAGATGCAAGGTCAAGAACAGCAATATGAACAACTTGCACAATGGCTAGAGAGTCAGCCGCCAGAAATAAAACAAAAGATAATGTCATTGCCGCCAGAACAGCAAGAAGCTACTATAATGAAGTTAATGCAACAAGACATACAAGCAACAGCAAAAGCGGGGCAAATGTAGTGGTAAACCTTACTAATGAGCAATTACAAGAGATAGTTGCATATTGGAAAATAGAACTAGGTTTACAAGGTTGGCATGTAGACATAACAATATGTAGAGCAAGTCAAATGCAACTAGAATATGTAGCAGGAGAAAACGAATATTGCCATCAATTAAAAACAGCATTAATAAGTGTGCTTGACGTTGTTGATTACGGTGACAGGATAGTGAAACTTGACCAAGAAAAGGTTATAGTACACGAGTTATTGCATTGCATGTTTTCTACCATCGATACAGAAGAAACAATATTAAGTAGAGTACAACACCAAATGATAGAAACATTAGCAAACGCATTGGTAAATGCAAAGAGATTTAAAGAGGGTAATAGTAATACATTACCTCAATAAAAATAATGGCTTAAAACCGATTCTAGGCACTTGCATTATAGTGATATTTATGTTATAATTATTATGTGGGATAACTCGACGGAGTGAAAAGATAATTTCCGATTATCCTTCCCACTTACATATTCGGAACACACTACGGAGGTGTTATTATGAAAAATGATTATGTATTAGATGGGAGTTGTGCTATTATTTCCATCAACCACTTAGGTGGTAAACTCGAATGTTTAGTCGATGTTGATGACCTTCAAAGATTAAACGAAGAAACAAAAAACACATTATGGACTGCTAAACACCATACGGGCGAACATTATGTGAGATTTAGGCATGACAGTAAGATAATGTTATTACACAGATACATAATGAGAGCCACAGGTAAATTAGTTGTTGACCATATCGATGGAAATCCATTGAACAATCAAAAGACTAATTTGAGGTTGATAACAGATAGTGAAAACAAGCAAAATAGACAAGGTCAAAATGCGAAGAATGTTTCAGGATACAGAAATGTGCATTGGAACAAAAGATGCAACAAATGGGAAGTATCGGTAAAAGTAAATAATAAAGCCAAATATATAGGACAGTTTGATACTATAGAGGAAGCAAACACAAAAGCCATAGAGGCAAGGGGAAAATATTATCCTTATGCCACATAATATTAATAAGAAAGCATTGGTTTGCGAACTAGTGCTTTTTTTATATGCAAATTCGCCTACCATAGCGAGAAAGAGAGTTAAACATGAATGAATTTAAAACTAATCTACAACTATTCGCAGAGGATGAAGATTTTTCCTTTGATGATGCTGTAGAAACTGGCTCACCAATGCCAGAAGATGATATGACAATAGAAACTGAAACGGTAGAGGACACCAAACCGATTGAATCAGTGCAAGAAGTGACAGAGGTAAAGACAGATACTCCCAAGGTAAAAGTAAAGTACAACCACGAAGAGAAGGAATTCACTCACGAGGAAGCTGTACCGCTAATACAAAAGGGAATGAACTACGACAAAACACTTGAAAAGTTACAAGGATTTGAAAAATCTACTGCATTGGCATATGTTGAGAAATTAGCAAAAGCCAATAACATGACAGTTGACCAAATAGTAGAACATTGGCAACAAGCAGACGAACAAGCAGAGATACAAGCACTAGCAGACAAAGACAATGTGCCTTATGAGATAGCTGAAAGGTTATACAAGACAGAACAAAAGACTAACCAGATTGAAAGCAGGCTTAACAAAGAACAGCAAACCAAGACTGAAAAGGATAAGGAAGCTGATGATTTCAAAGAATTCATAGCCAATTACCCTGATGTTAAACCAAACGAGATACCTAAAGAAGTTTGGGAATATCAAACTAAGACAAATAAAAGCCTTTCAGATTGCATGATGTGGCACGAAAACCAAGCAATCAAAAATGAACTAAAACTATTAAAACAAAACGCAGAGAATGCGAAGAAAGCACCGGTAGGATCAGTTACAGCACATGGTAGTAATGACATACAGGACGGCGACTTTGCAGGCTTTGACGATTAAGGAGGACAATTAAATGGCTATAAACTATGCATCAAAATTCGACAAGAAGGTAGTAGAAAGATTCCAATTAAAATCACTTACAGAGGCAGCAGTAAACAAGGATTATGAATGGTCCGGCGTTTCCACAGTAACAGCATACAGCTATCCTACAACTGCATTAGGTGATTATACACTAACAGGTGCGGCAAGATACGGCGTGGCAACAGAACAAGCAAACACTAAGCAAGATATGACAGTTGCTAAAGATAGATCCGCAACAATCACAGCAGACAGAAAGACTCTTGACGACACTAATTCAACAGCACAAGGCAACAAGATTTTATCAAGACAAATTAATGAAGTATATATTCCTGAAGTTGATGTTTACAGAATAGCAGCTATGTCAGCAGCAGCAATAGCAAACTTAGCAACAGCAACATTAGCAGTAACAGCTTCAAACGCATACTTAACATTCCTTGCAGCGACAGAATGGTTCGGAAATAAGAAAATTCCTACAGATGGAAGAATAGCATTCGTATCATATTCCTTCTATTCATTCCTTAAGCAAGATCCTATGTTTGTTAAGAATTCAGACTTAGGTCAAAAAATGACTATAAACGGTCAATTAGGTGAAGTAGATGGAGTTAAGATCGTTCCAGTACCTTCAACTTACTTACCTGCTACTGTAGCGTTTGTTATGTGTCATCCATCAGTTACAGTTGGAGTTACAAAGTTAGAAGATTACAAAACACACGACAATCCACCTGGAATCAGCGGAATTCAAATAGATATGAGATTCAGATACGACGCTTTCGTTCTTGATGCAAAGAAAAACGGTCTGTATGCTCATAAGATAGCAATTTAGGAGGTATAGGCAATGTTATTTAAGCATAAAGAGAATGGACAAATAATAGAGTTCAATGACCCTTCAATGTTTATACTTGCAGAACGTAACGGCTTTGAAAAGGTAAAAGAAGAAAAACCAAAAGAAACAAAGAAATAACTGCTTCACCATAGCGGGGGAGATTAAACAACTTCCCTGCTTATTTTTTTAAAAGAGGTGATTAGATGTCAGAATCAGCAATAAATTTATTTGCAAAAGTAAGAGCATTATTAAACACGTATACAGAGGACGGGGTACAAATACCCGAGCCTGATTATATTGATATGCAAGAGAAAGCTATCCCATTAATAGATATGGGGCATAAAGAGTTATATGAAATAGCTAGAATAGACTTACTTAAGGAAGAACCAAACACTATAACAACTATAGACGATATTACAGAAGTTAGTTATAAGGCAGATCAAGCAATTGTTTATTATGTCGCCGCAAGATTAGCACCATTTAAGAAAAAGGAGTTAGTACAATACTTTGAAGATAAATTTGAACAATTAAAAAGAGGATGCAGAAATAAAGCACTAGCTATATCAATAACAAATGCCTATGCGGAGAGTGATGTATAATGGCAAGATACATAGCAAGTAAACCACCAAAACCTATAAACATTAATCAATTTATGGGAATTAATGAAGCAGTAGGGCAAACAGGTTTAGAGCTAGGAGAAGCATTAAGGCAAGTTAATTATAAAATAACAAAAGACTTCAAACTTCAGAAAAGAGAAGGACATAAGACTTTTATAAACTTTGGAAATACAAAGGATGTACAGGGTACCTGGGAGGGTACAATAGGCGGTCAACATTCATTTATAGCTATAAATAACGGTAAAGTATACAAATACAATTTAGCAATTAACACCGATAAAATTGCGATAATCGACTTAATCACAGAAGGTACTGTATTTGAAATAGGCACTATAACGGATGCCAAAACATCAATATTTTACTTTGAATCAAAGTTGTACTTTATGAATGGCACAGACTATAAGCAATATGATGGAACAACCTTCCAAAATGTAGTACCTCACGTGCCACTAATAGCAGAAGCAACACCTCCTTCCGGTGGAGGAACAGATGCCGAACCCATAAACTTACTAACGGGCGAAAAGAAACAAGAGTTTATAGCCAATGGCACAGACACAAGTTACTTTATAAGAGAGCAAAGCATAACTAGTTTTGGGTCGATCACTGTAGATGGTGTTGTAACAGTTCCAACTTCAACAGATTTAACACTAGGTAAGTTTACCTTTACCCCTGCACTTGTTAGCGGAAAAGTTGTATTAGCTGTATGGACTAAAGTTGATGCTACTCATGCAAACCTAGTCAAAAAGAATCGTTTTGCTATGAAGTTCGGTGTAGGAAATGACACTTCTGTATTTATTTGGGGACATCCTGATTTTAAGAATACTCGTAGATGGTGTGGAACATTAAATGCTGGATATTTCCCTGTATTCAATTTAACCAACGTTGGCACAAATGACAGCGCGATCACAGACATTAAAACCAACAATGCAAACTATCAAATAATATTCAAAGAGGGCGAATCACATTTTAGCTATGCAGAATATATTTCAGCCACTGGCACATGGGATTACCCTGTAAAAAGCTTAAACCCCGTAGTTGGCAATACAGTATACAATGGCGCACAAATAGTCAATAACAACCCTATCACAATTCATGGTAAATCATGGTGGCAATGGCTCACAACCTCTGTAAAAGACGAAAGAAACACAGAGGTAATAAGCGAAAGGCTAAGAAATTCATTGTCAGAAATAGACCTTTCAACCGCAGTTACATTCGACTATCAAAACGAGAAGGAATATTGGTGTAATGTTGGTGATATAGTTTATGTTTGGAACTATGGCAACAACACTATGTACACTTTTAACAACATAAGCGGTACTTGTTACCTAGATATAGACGGAGTAGTTTATTATGGCTCACAAGGCACTGTAGAGCGCATGAAGGGCTTAGACGATAATGGAGTAGCAATAGTAGCACAACTAGATACGGGATTTAACACATTTGGTGCAATGCAACTTATAAAGACCTCTGACATGATTTATGTCGGCTTATTGCCTGCTTCACAAACATCTATAACAATATATTTCAAAACTAATAAAATTAACGAGTTTAAGCGATTAACTAAAAAACCGCAATACAGACTTCTTGATTTTAGCAATATAAATTTTAACTTATTCTCATTTAAGACAAACAGAAACCCTCAAACATTTGCTTTACCTATAAATAGTAGAGATTATACAACCATTCAATTTAGGCTAGAAAATGCAGAACTGAACGAAACTTGCGTATTGCTTGATTTTCTTGTGAACGCGGAAACTCAGGGCGAAATATAAAGGAGTGATATTATGGCATTAACAAAAAATAATACAAAAGTAACAAATATACAAGAATTAGCGGATATTGTAGTTGACCAGGCGACAACAGTTAAAGCATTATTTGATAAATCAAACACAGACATAAAAACTTATATCAATGATACTTTAACAGTAGAACTAGATGCTTTAGATGCAGCAAATGTAAAGAAAATAGGCGACCAAACAATAGCGGGGGTAAAAACATTTTCCTCTAGTCCTATAGTACCTGCTCCAACAACAGATCTACAGGCAAGTACAAAGAAGTATGTTGATGATAGGGAAATAGCACAAACAAATGTGTTGACTACTCATAAGACAAGTACAGACCATGACGGAAGATACTATACTGAAACAGAAGTTAATACTACGTTTGCGACTAAAGCAGAGGTACAAACGGTAGCATTAGGACAAATACTTGACGGAACAATAACGGAAGCAAAGTTGAGCTTTGACCCTGTCACACAAATAGAATTAGATGCGTCTAAGGCAGATTATGTGGCACAATGGGTAAATGTTAATGAATACAATACAATCACAGATGCAATAGCAGAAGTTATGGCAAGAAAAGCAAGCGGGCAAACTCCTATTTTGTGGTTTTCACCTAGAAATACGGCTTATGAATCAATTTCTACAATTACAATTCCGGCAGGTATTCATTTGAAAATGGATATGCCCTTGGTTTATACAGGCACCGCAGAAGAACCTGCTCTAATTATCGGAGCGCAGGGAGTTAATAATCTTAAAGTAGACTTAACAATAAGAGTAACCAGACAAACTCAATCAAGTTGGTTAAGTGAAAACAATATAGGCGTGGTTATATATAATGCTAATACAGCGAAAATATTTATCGCTGAAGTATCTAACTTCACTATTGGGTTTCAAGCAATTGGCAGTAGTGGTGGATTCTCTTACAACAACATTGAATTAGGCTATTTAATGAGTAATAAAATAGCTGTAGACTTAACAAATGAAACATCAACAGCAGGCGTAGGGTGGTGCAACGAAAATAAATATATAGGCGGAAGATTCGGAGTTACTACAGGGGGAACAACGGTAGGAAAATCAAGATATGGCGTAAGGATAAGCTCAAAAGATGGAACATATTTAATCAACAATAACAATATCTTTGACAAACCTTCGTTTGAACTTGGACTAAGTGAAGCATTGCCAGGAGAAGCAGTACCTATTTTGATTGAGAATGGCTCGTATAATAAGTTTATTGGTTGTCGAGATGAAAGTAATAGCTTAACTTTTGCTAGGGTTACAAACGCATCTGAAAGCAACCAATTTGATTTAGGGTACACGGGATTAGTAACAACTATTGAGTGTCTAAATGACCAAAGTGTAAAACGCAATAGTATTATCTCACTACCATGCAATAAGATCTTTGAAGAAGGTCACGTTATTTTTAATTCGGGAAATCTAGTACAGAAGGCTTGTTATTATGACGGAAGCACAAATGTAAACATTGCAGGTGTTGCAGTAACTTCAAGCACTGACACGACTCCTAAAAAAACTATACCAACCAGTGCAACAATTATAAATGCTAATGATTTAGAGTTAACTGTTGGACGTGGTGTAGGTGTGGTTATAAAAACTAAAAGTTCGAAAAGATTTGTCATTAAAAAAGACACAGAGGTCGGTTTTGGTGGCAGGACTGTAATTAGGTGTTATAATAGCGCAGGCGTTGTAATGACAACAAACACACCAGTTAAGGGCAATATAACCTTTTCATACTCAACTAGCTACGGTGGTTGCTTTATGACAGGAGCAGATAGCGACATGATCGTATTTATAAACCTTGACACATTAGTAGAAGAAATCCACTTATTTATCATTGACGGAACGAATAATTTAAAAATTAGAGGGTTTGAGGTTATAAGTTTAGACGGGTATTGTCCTGTATCAGTGGGATATGAAGAAATTACCCCAGGTGTTAATTTAGGCACATCTATTCCAACTCTAGGAACATGGGCTGTCGGAAGGAAAATAATTAATCCTGTTCCAACTGTTGGACAACCAAAAGGGTGGATATGCACAGTAGCAGGAACTCCCGGAACATGGGTGAGCGAAGGCATCTTATAACACATTAGGATAATATAGCACAATAAAGAGAGGGTAAAAACCTCTCTTATAATTTACTCTAAAGGAGTGATAACATGGGATTAACAATGGCAGAAAAAGACAAACTAGTCGAATCGGGTGTGACATCTCAATATGCAGGTAAGTCATGGGATGAAATAGAAAACTTATTATCAAGCGGAACCCAATCAAAGAGCAAAACCTCAATATCGAATGAATTAAACAATATAAGAGGTATTGAAACCCCAATAGCACCAATAGCCCCAATAGCCCCAATAGCTCAACAAATGCCTGACATGACAGGATATTATGACCAACTAAACAAAGCTAAATATGATAGCAGCATAGCAGCACTAGGCAAAAGCAAAGACAATGCACTAAGTAATATATCGGCACAAGAAGCAGAGATAAAACCTAATTTTTACAATGCAGGATTACAAGCAAGATCAACGAGCGGAAACCAATCAAGAAGTTTTAGTGAATACCTAGCACAAAGAGGTTTGCAATCGTCAGGAGTGGCAGCGCAAGGCGAAATGAACCGCATGGGCGCATTACAAGGCACATTAGGTAATCTAGGCACACAAGAAGCTACAGCCTTTGCAGGTATAGCAAGAGATAAAGCCAATGTATTAAATAACTACGAATCAGATGTAGCAGGTGCAAAAGCAGGCATGGAAGCACAGAAATTACAGGACTATATCAATGAAACCAATAGGCAACAAGACTTTGCAAGACAGGATGAGAATACTGTCTATAATAGAACGCAAGATACTGAAGATACTACCTATAATCGATTACAAGACACTAAGAGCGACTATGTAAACAATATAAGTCAATACTACGAGAACTTTCAAGCAGAGATAAACAAAGTACAAAATGATGGCGATCCTTCAAACGATTGGAAAATAGCAGAGTTGAAGGTAGCAAGACAACAAAAGATTACTGAATTAAATAAACTTGAACAAGATATTGCATCGGCACAATCAGTAGCAGAAGCAAAGAAGATACAAGATGACTTTGACAATAATATAAAAACAAAGCAATTAGGCATAGCACAAAAGAAAGCTGATTACGATACTAACAAGCCATACTTTGCACCTAAATCTAGTGGAAGTGGCTCAAAAAGTTTAACACCAGGGCAAGAATCACAAAAGACTAATGATGCAACTATAGCAACTATGACAAATTGGATTTATAATACAAAATCAAGTGAAGAATCTTTAAGTTTGTTAATGCAAAACAAAGCATCAATACTTTCACAACTTCAAGAAGCAGGATACGACGGAAGTGCGGCATTAAAGTATTGGCAGAATATGAAGGAAGATTTAGGAGGTTAGACTATGCCAACTTATCCATGGAGTAAACAAGAAACAAAAGAAACTACAAAAAAGGTTGCGGATAAAAAAACTTCGTACCCATGGGATAAACCCTCCGAAACTAAGAATGAAGTAACTCCTATAGTTAAAAAACCTATACCTAAAATGACACCTGCACAGAAAAAAGTATATGCTGAAGAATTAGGTTTAAACCCTAAAGAACCTCTAGTAATACCCAAATCTCCTTCAAAGCAATTAGTTGTAGGTAAAGGTGTTAAAAAGAATGTTGTGCCACAAGGTAAAATTATCTCTAGTGGTTTAAATAAGGTCAATAATCCTATTATAAGTGGTTTAGGCAAGGGAGTAATGGCAACTTTAGACGCGGTAGGTAGTGCATTCCAAGCGCCTGCAACAATAGCTGTAAGAGGCGGAGAGGGCTATCAGAACGCAGTAGATAACGGCAAGAATGGATTGCTAGGTACTATTAAAGGTATTGGCACAGGTATAAATGATGTGCTCAAGCGAGAAAATACAGTGCAAAATACTCAGCTTATCGAAACTGTGGCACCTAAAACAACAACAGATTTAAAAGCTAAATATCCCCAAGCCTACAATATAATATCAACATTAGCTGATTTTATTGGTGTAGATGATATGTTCGCAATAGGATTAGCAGGGGACATATCCAAAGTAATGAAGCTAAACAATATGCCGGCAAGCACAGCAGACTTAAACAGGTTATTTAGTAAGATTCAAAGCAATGCACCTTTGACAGCAGTTGAAAAGGCTATAGTAAATGAGAATCCTGAAATAGTTAACGCAATAAAGAAACCAAAGGTTAATAAATACAGCACAATGACAACGCAAATAAGCCAAAATAAGCCAGATGCGTACCTTGACGAATACCTCGACACTATAGGTGATTACGAAAAAGAATGGCTACATCCAACTAAAATAAATGAAATGCAACCTGTAGAGAGTGTAGTTAATAAAGTTAGTACAGTTAGAGGGAAAGACCCATCTTCTAAATATTTTAGGTTTACACAAAAAGATGAACCTATGAGTAATTGGGGGCATGCAATGTTTTCAGACGATATTTCAAAAGTAAGTTCTGACGGCATTACGAGTAGTTCCTATGGGGATCATGGCTGGTCATATGACGGAAAAGATGCGGTACACATAGATAAACTTAAAAGTAAAATTAAAAAAGCATGGGAACACGATATTAAAAATGGTTTTAGCGGAGATTTTGCAGGTAATACAATAGGTGATGACGCTTATCAAAACATGTCATGGGAGGAAGTTTACAATAGTTTTAACCCTGATAATATAGTTGATTTCGCAGATGGATATGACAACGAGTTAAACCAATGGTTATGGGAAAGAATTATAGAACCTAATGACATAAAGGCTATTAAAACATCTGACGGAGCAG